GATAGCTGTACTATTTAAAGAGGGAAAATAAATGTCGAGAAGTGTGCTAAATAAAGAAACCGGTGTAGATTTTACAAAACAACCTATGTTTTTTGGTAAAGAAATGCAGGTTCAAAGATATGATGATATGAAGTATCCAATCTTTGAGAAACTAAACCAACAACAACTAGGTTATTTCTGGAGACCAGAAGAAGTGTCTTTACAGAAAGATAGAAATGATTATCTACAATTAAATGAACAGCAAAAGTTTATTTTTACATCTAATCTAAAGTATCAAACTATGTTAGATAGTGTACAAGGTAGAGGTCCATGTTTGGCCTTCTTACCATTTGTATCACTACCTGAACTAGAAGGCTGTATTGTAACATGGGATTTTATTGAAACAATACATAGTAGAAGTTATACATACATCATCAAAAATCTATATGCAAATCCAAGTGAAGTATTTGATACCATTATGGGTGATGAGAAAATCCAAGAAAGGTCACATTCAATCACTAAGACTTATGATGATTTAATTGAAAATGGTTATAAGTGGGCTCTTAATGAAAAGAGTGTTGACATGTATGAATTGAAAAAGAAAATGTACCTTGCAATGGTAACTGTAAACATCTTAGAAGGCTTGCGTTTCTATGTATCGTTTGCTTGTTCGTTTGCATTTGGTGAATTAAAACTACTTGAAGGTAGTGCAAAGATTATATCTTTTATTGCAAGAGATGAAAGTCAACACCTTGCAATGTCACAAACTATTATCAACAACTGGCATGATAGAAATGATGACAAAGATATGAAAAAGATTTCTAAAGAAGTCCAAGGCGAAGTGTACAAGATGTACGATGAAGCAGTAAATGAGGAAAAACGATGGGCAACATATCTATTTTCAAAAGGCAGTATGATTGGATTATCAGAAAAACTGTTACACCAGTTTGTAGAATACATGGCGAACAGAAGAATGAAAGCAATCGGCCTAGACCCGAAATACGACCAAAAAACAAATCCACTTCCATGGGTAGACCACTGGCTGAATTCAAAGGGTACACAAAACGCACCACAAGAAACAGAGATTGAGAGTTATGTTATTGGTGGTATTAAACAAGATGTAAAGAAAGACCAATTTAAAGGTTTTAGTTTGTAAGGATTATGTCAGTATTGGAAAAAAGAAAAAAAAGTTGTTCTTCCTGCGAAACTAAATATACCGTAACATGGGACATTGACGAGCAAGACTTAGAGCCGTTAACTTGTCCATTTTGTGGATATGAGGTAGAGAATGAAGAAGACGAGCTCGAAGAAGTTTGGTCAAACGACAGCGAAGACGAAGATTGGAATTGATTATAGTTTAACAAGTCCTGCCATATGTGTAAATGATGGCAACTTAATGTTTTACTATTTGACTTCTAAGAAAAAGTGGATTGGTAAACAAAGTGAGAATATAATTGGATATGAACATAAAGAATGGAAAGACCCTATTGAAAGATTTACATACATCTCAGATTTCGCAATCGAAATCATCAAACAAACACAAAATCCAGAAATCTACATTGAAGGATACTCCTTTGGTTCAAAAGGCCAAGGTGTATTTCAAATTGCTGAAAATTGTGGCATCCTTAAATATCGTTTACTTGAAGAAAAGTTTGGTTATAACACAGTTGTACCTAGTGTTGTTAAGAAAGGCGCTACTGGAAAAGGTAACGCAGACAAAGATTTAATGTATGAGGCATTTGTGAAAGAAGTAAAGATTGATTTGAAACAACTATTTGACACAGAAAAAGTGGGCAATCCATTATCTGATATTGTCGATAGTTATTATATACAAAAGGTTGGCTATGAGAATTCACTTATTTAATACCAAAAACTCTTCATTACCATTTTTAAATGCGTTTTCAAAAAACCATGATGTAAAAGTTTATAACTCAAAAGAAAACGAAAGTGCCAAAGGTAAAGGTGCAGATAGATTTTTAGACTACAGTTGGCCAACATGGGACGGTACACTCGTACATGACGAACCAGTAATATTTCAAGGTCTTGTAAGAGGTACAAAAGAAGTGCATAATGTTGCTGTTTCAGAGGGTACAGATTGGTATTACTTTGACCAACCATACTTCTTTATGAAAGATTATAGACAATCTGATACAGGTGACAGATGGTATCGTATCTGTAAAAATAATACTCAAAAGAACTTCTTAGAAAAATCATATAGAAAAATAGATAAAAGATTTGATGCCCTTATGTCAAGGTTACCTCAAAAATGTAAAGATGAATTAACACCAAAACCATGGCAGTATGACGGTAAACATATTCTTATTATACCACCTAGTTATCATACAGCATGTTGGTATGGCATAGATAGTATGAAATGGACAGAAGATGTAATCAAAACAATTGCAAAGTATGATAGAAAACATCCAGTAAAAATTAGACAGAAATTTAAAAACGGTGTAAATTGGGGAGAAAAATTAGAAAGGCCATTAAGTGAAGATTTAAAAGATTGTTATGCTATGGTATCTTTTCACTCTATGTGTGCCGTACAAGCAGTTATGAATGGCATACCTAGTTATTGTAGTGGACACTCACCTGCTTATCCTGTAAGTTTAGGTTTAGACCAACTAGACCAAATCAACGACCCATTATATACTGGCGAAAGAGACCATTGGGTAAAAGGATTAATGTGTGCTCAGTTTACAGAAGAAGAAATGAAATCAGGTCAAGCATGGGGGCATTTGAATGGTGAAAATGTATGGTAAGAGGCAAGTCGAGTAGTGTCACTATCAATTACGAGTGGGACACCGTTGTTAAGAAGTTTGATAAAGTACAAAAGAAAGAATATGTAAGAGGTACAGGTTATCATTGTTGGTTACGAGAGTTAGAATGTTTAGAAAGATTACAAGGACACCCTAACTTTCCTAAACTTCTTGATTATAACAAAGAAGATTTAACAATCACAATGGAATATTGTGGCGAAAAATATGTGGATGATAAACCTAGACCAGAATTAGTACCACAAGTTTACAAGATTATAGAGGCGATAGAAGATAACGATTTAAAATTTACAACTACCAAGTTTCCTCATAATGATATACACATAAAAAATGGTGTATTGAAAATTATAGACTTTGAGAACACTTTACCAGAGGGTAGTAACAATCTGGACCTGTTTACGGAGTTGTTTATAAATAGTCAAAGAGAACTTTTTGATATACAAAAGTTTGAAAATGAATTAATAAAGTTAGTTGAGGTGAATGATATGAAGACAGACTGGAATAATTACCAAGCAATCGGTAAGGGCAACAATGCTCAGGAAAGAATTGCAAATCTAAAACTAAGGCAGTATGCTGGTAAAGATAAAACTTTACTAGACCTAGGCGCCAATCAAGGCGAATTTGGTGTAGAACTTGCCAAAGATTTTTACAAAGTATATGCAGTAGAACCATTTGTGGAATGTCCATTCGACATACCAGATAATATGAAATGGGTACAGAAAACTTTTAAAGACTTTGTAGAAAGTAATGGTGTAAATAAATTCGATGTCGTGTTTTCTTTCGCTATGACTATTCAGGTAAGAGATGAAGATAATATGACCGAGAGTGAAATTGCAAAAGGTCATTATGAATTGACAAAACCTGGAGGAGTTATGATATACGAAACTCAAAAACTACAAGCAAGACCAAAAAATCAAGACCATGTTGATAAGATGTTAGAAGCATTTAGAAGTAACTATGGTAAAGAGATTGAAGCTGGAGAAGCCAGACAATCAGGTAAACGATTATATTATGTGTTTAAAAGATGATGTACACCAAGTTATATGAAAGCCTAAGCAAGGCAAAATATGATGATAGTCCATGGGAACACCATACCTTTGGTCAGGCATTAACAGAAGCACAAGTAGATGAAATTAGAAGTGCAGTAATACCAAGAAAAGGTATATTGCATGACGGCACCAGGTCAGGTTATAAAGAGGGTGTTGAAAAACAAAACCATCAATTAAGAGAATACATTACAAACGATAATAGAAGCAAGTATCCAGAGATGGTTAACTTGATTAGAGAATTACAAAGTAAACCTATTAGAGAGATGATTGCCAAGATGGTTGGCAACAAAGACAACTTTAAAGGTTCTTATGTAAGACTAGAAATCTTACATGATACAAAAGGTTTCTGGCTGAAACCACATGTTGACATACCAGAGAAACTAATATCAAGTTTGATTTATATTAATAAAACTGGTGAAAACATAAATTTAGGTACTGACTTGTACAATGAAAAGTTAGAACTAGTAAAGACTGTACCATTTTGGCATAACTATGGTTATGTATTTCATGGTGAAAACAAATGGCATGGTATGGAAGAAGGAAAACAAATACAAATAGAACGAAGAGGCATACAATTAAATTATGTTACCTTTAAAACTGACTGGAGAGTAAAAGATGACTGAACAAGAACTTTTAACTGAGATTAAAAGACTAGAGGGCATTTACATGCAACCTCAAAACTTTAAACAATATAAAAACTACTGGCTACCAGAAAGTGTAGTCAAAGATAGTACAAATGTATTATCACTAGGTGTACACAGAGATGTAGGTTGGGAACAGGCAATGTTGCAAGACAATCCTAACATGAATATACACTGTTATGACCCTACACCAGATAGTGTAAAACTATTTGAAACAAACTTTCCAGGTAAAGACAAGATGACATTTCATCAAATAGCATATGCACATGAGAATAGTCACTTAAACTTTTACTATGATAAAAATGATTTATCTAAATGTTATTCACTTCTACCATTACCACAGTTTGGTGATAATCCAGCACACATTAGAGTAGAAACAAAAAACTTAGAAACTATTATGGCAGATGACATGCCTAGTCCTGATATTATTAAAGCTGATATTGAGGGTGTTTGGAACTCTTTCTGTAGAGAGGTTATTGACCTAGATGTACAATTCAAGGCATTTCTAATTGAGTTTGAAGTTAAGTTAATTAACAACGAAGAAAGTTTAGAACAGTATGAGAACTTGTTAAAAGAGTTTACTTATGGTCCTTACGAAGTATTCTTAAACAGACCTAGAAACAAATGTTTATCGGAAGCAGTCATTTTAAGAGTTAATTAATATGAAAAGTTATGCCTTTTATAGCTCAACCATAAAACCTGAAGAGCAACAACTACTTATTAAGTTTGCTAGACAAGTAGGTGCTGAACCATTAGGAACTACCAGATATCAAAAATGTGATGTTGCTATTATATTTGGTTCATGGAAGAAACAAAGTAAGAAAGAATGGAAGGCTGATAGAACACCACATCATAAGTTAAAAAATGATATCATAGATAATCATAGAGGTCCAGTTGTAATCTTTGAAACACCTTTACTCAATAGAAAAATAACACAAAACCATACTCATTATAGAGTTGGTCTAAATCATTTTATGAGAGGGTTATCAGACTTTAAGAATGAACAATCTAGTCCAGATAGATTTAATTCAATGGGTATTGATATCAAACCTTGGCGAAAGAAAGGTGACCATGTATTGTTAGTAGGTCAAAATTTACATGACGCTTCATTATTTGGTTTAAACTTTGAATGGTGGATAGAAAACACATTAAGACATTTGATGAAAAATACAGATAGACCAATTGTAGTTAGAGACCATCCAGAAAATAAAAACTTATTAGAAAAGTTAATTAAAGATAAGTTTGGTTATACAAACCAAGTAAGTTATGATACAAATGCAAAGATAGGTCAAAGTTTAAAGAATGCCTGGTGTACAGTATCATATACAAGTGGTTCAAGTATTGATAGTGTATTGGCAGGTGTACCAGTAATTACATGTAGTGAGTATAATTTTATGTGGCCAATATCTAGTCATTCAATAGAAGATATTGAAACACCAAAACTAGGTTCAAGACAACAAACATTTTATGATTTAGCATGGACTCAATGGTCGGTAGATGAAATTAAACAAGGTAAACCATGGGAGCATCTAATTGAAAATTAAAACAATCACAACATGGAACAATAAACTATACGAAGAGTATGCTCATAGGTTTAAAGAGACCTATAACTGGCCATTTCCTTTGAAAATCTATAATGAAGATGAATGTATGATGAAGGCCATACCTGACCTAAAAGAGTTTGTAGAACGAAACAAACATAAACAACCATATTCAGATTACAAAGTAAAAGGTAAAGAGTTTCTTACAGATGGTGTCCGTTTCAGTTATAAAGTATATGCATATACACATGCTCTTATGACAGAGAATGTAGATGGTCTTATCTGTATTGATGCAGATAGTGTATTTTACAAGATGATAGACGAAGAATGGATACAGAAACACATACACAGAGATGATTGTATGATGACATATCTTGGTAGAGGTAACAACTATAGTGAATGTGGTTTCTTATACTTCAATTTAAATCATGCAGATACATTAGCATATGCAAACAGAATGAAATCATTATATGATACAGATGGCATATATAACCTAAAAGAACAACACGATAGTTATGTGTGGGATTATGTAAGAAAAGAATTTGAAAAAAGAGGCACAAGAAATCATAATATTGGTGACGGCAAACCAGGTCATGTACAAGCAAGGTCTATATTAGGTGTAGTATATGACCACACCAAAGGCAATAGAAAATTAAAAGGTCGTAGTGGCGAAGCAAGAGCATGATAAAAACTATAGTATTTGATTTAGATGGTGTATTGATTGAAAGTAAAGAGATACACTACAAGGCACTTAATGAAGCATTGCCTATGCAGTATCGTATATCATACGAAGAACACCTTGCTACATATGATGGTTTACCTACGAGAAGAAAACTAAATTTATTATCTGCTAACAAAGGTTTACCATTAGAACTATTTGATGAGATTGCAGAAAAGAAAGCACAAGTAACTGTTGATGTATTATTTGATACAATTAAACCTCGTCCAGAATTCACTAGAATATTTAAAACATTACACAATGCAGGTTATAAAATAGCAATAGCTAGTAATGCAGTTAGGTCAACAGTAACTACAGCAATAGAATGTTTAGAATTAAAAGAATACATAGATTTGATTTACTCTAATCAAGATGTTAAAAAACCAAAACCACATTTTGAGATGTATTTTAAAATAATGTTAGAGTTAGATAGTAAACCAAGTGAAACATTAATATTAGAAGATAGTCACATTGGTAGACAAGCAGTATTAGACGCAGGTTGCCATCTCTTACCTGTTCTTGATAGTTATGATATATCACTAGAGAAAATAGAAATGAAATTAACAGATTTAAATAAAACTGTATCTGTTAAAATACCTTGGAGAAATAATAAAATGAATGTATTAATACCGATGGCAGGTGCTGGGTCAAGATTTGCAGAAGCAGGCTATACCTTTCCTAAACCACTAATTGAAGTTGGTAATAAACCAATGATACAATGTGTTGTAGATAATTTAAATATAGAAGCACATCATATTTTTATAGTGCAAAAAGAACATTATGAAAAGTATAATTTAGAAACTGTACTAAAATTAATTAAACCTAATTGTAGTATTGTTCAAGTAGATGGTGTAACAGAAGGAGCTGCCTGTACCACACTATTGGCAAAAGAACTAATTAATAATGATGAACCATTAGTAATTGCAAACAGTGACCAGTTTGTAGAGTGGAACGCAAATGAAATTATGTATGCATTTTCAACTGAGGGTATTGATGGTGGTATTTTAACTTTTCAATCAACACACCCTAAATGGTCTTATGCAAAACTAGACGATACAGGTTTTGTGAATGAGATTGCAGAGAAGAAACCAATATCAACAAATGCAACAGTTGGTATATACTACTATAAAAAAGGTTCTGATTATGTTAGTTGTGCTGAAGAGATGATTGAAAAAGATATAAGAACTAATAACGAATTCTATGTATGTCCTGTTTACAATCAATTGATTGAACGAGGTGGTAAAGTTAGAATTAAAAACATTAACAAGATGTGGGGTCTAGGAACACCTGAAGACCTGAATAATTTTATGAGTAATTATGATGGAGAATATTAGACAACATTTTATAAACGGTGTTGCCAAATTTTATAACGCACAAATACCAGACCATAAAAGATATGGTGTAGAGATAATTAAAACAGACAGACCTATCAGTGTCAATCTAGGTAAAAACGCACATAAAGAAAGAGAAATAGATTATGAAGATGTGCCTTGGAATGGTGTAGTTAAGAAAGGTAATTATTTCTATTGGTATTCTAAACCATTACATAATTATTACCATTCAATCTATGATAGTTTAGGTTGTCTATTTTATTATTTTGATATCAAACTGTCACATCCAGACCTTAAATTAATATTAAATAAAAATCATAGAAAAATAAACAAGTGGCCACCATTTGTAAAAGAAATATTAGATATACTAGAAATACCTTTTGAATACACAGATGAGAATACAGTGTATGAAACTGTTTATTATGGTAATACTTTAAATCAAAATGAAAGAGGTCATAGGATACAAACAGACGAAAGATACTATCTAGTATTAGATAACTTAATTGTTAATGCTTTAAATAAAAATTTAGATGTTCCTACTTATGACAATATATACATAAGTCGTAGAACACAAAACAACCCAAAATACAATAAAGATTTAATTGGTGAAGATAATACACAAAAAAGAGGTTGTGTAAATGAAGATGAGATTGTAGATATAGTAAGACAAAATGGTTTCAAAGAAGTATTTGGTGAAAACTATACACTTGCAGAAAAGATAACTATGTTTAGTAAGATGAAAAAATATATTACATTTTCAGGTGCAGGTGTTACAAATACATTTTTTAGAAAGAGTGGTGTTATAGGTGGTATTGGTTCTCCTGGCTTGCCTTTTCCTGAATATCCAAGACATGGTCGCCACATGATTTACGATACAAAATATTTTGATAATGATGTGAGAGTATTTAATTCTTCATCATTTGTAAACGAAGACACAAGTTTAAATAATTACAACAGTCCTTGGAAAATAAATAACATGGACAACTTAAAGGATTGGATAGAACGATTATGATAGATATTTTTATAGGTTATGATGAGGGCGAAAAGATTGCCTATCACATGTTGTCAGAGAGTATTAGAAGAAACTCTAGTCAACCAGTTTCAATCACACCATTGTGTTTGAGTAATATACCAGAATTTACAAGAGAGAAACAAGAAAACCAATCTACAGATTTTGCATTTAGTAGATTTATGGTGCCTA